TTGCGCTTGCGCCGAAGGCTAAATGGATAATGGCAGAAGGCCAAGACGAAGGCCATGAAAACGAATGGGCAGGCGCTAACGTCAAGTCTTACCCGTTGCTGCGCTATAAGCAAACCGACATTGACGGAAACCCTGCACCAGCACCGCAGCGCCTACAACCAGAACCACCGCCCACTGGCGTAATGGCGGCTGCACAAACAATTAATCAAGATATTGCAACGCTAATGGGCATTTATGACCCTAGCCAACAACTGCCAGGCAATATGTCCGGTAAAGCGTTGAATGGTCAGCAACAGCAAGTAGACCTGACCAACTTTGACTTTTACGACAACCTTACAAAGTCTATCCAGCACACCGGCAAGATCATCCTTGACTTGATTCCGCACGTTTACGACTCGCAGCGCGTAATGCGAATCATTGGCCCTGACGGAAAGCCTGACCTAGTGGGCATTAATGAAGCCAAACAGGACGAACAAGGCGTTTGGAAAGTCATGCACGACATGAGCGTAGGCAAGTACGACGTAGTAATGGACACAGGCCCAGGCTACAACAGTAAGCGCCAAGAAGCCGTGGAATCAATGGTCAATATGCTTAAAGTTGACCCTGCCCTTATGCAACAAGCAGGCGATCTTATCTTTCGCAACATGGACTTTCCTGGTGCAGACATTATTGCTGACCGCCTTGCCGCTGCTAATCCGCTGGCGCAGATTGACGACAAATCGCCCGTTCCGCCTCAAGTGCAGATGCAACTTAAACAAGCACAAGCACAGGTTCAGAAAATGGCGCAGCAAATGCAGCAAATGCAACAAGTTATTAAGCAGCGCCAAGATATTGAACAGGTCAAGCAAGACGCAGAAACTAAACGTGTATTGATTAAAGAAACCAACCGCGCCCACGACCTTGAGTTACGCGATGCCGAGCGCCATGCCGATATGCGAATGAAGGTGGATGCTCAAGCGCACGACACAATGCTTAAAACACAGACCCAATTGGAAATTGAGCGTATGAAAGCCGAAGTTGCTCTAATGCTGGCAAACTTGGATAGAGCTTCAGCTCATGCCGCATCTTTGGAAACAACAGAACGCGCAATATAAATTTGTGGTATAAACCACACAACCTTACCAGTTAGGTATTAACTGGGTTAATTTCTTGAGGAAACTCATGTCAAGTGAAAAAGAAGCCGGTCAAGTATTGACTAGCGAGAATGCAGCAGATTTTTACTCAAATAGACTTGGATTAGCTGACGAACAACAGACTCCCGAGGCTGAAAAATCAGAGCCGGTAGAGGAAGTTTCTCAGAGTGATGCAGGCGAGGAAGAAGAAGCGAAACCGACAGAAGAACGTAAACAGAATCCGAAAATCGAGAAAAGGTTTTCAGAAATAACCAAGCAACGTGAACTGGCGCGGCAAGAAGCGGCACGGGAACGCGAAGCAAGGGAACGACTGGAAGCTGAAGTAGCGGCTTTGAAGCAACAAACGCAACCTAAACAGGCTGCACCCGTTGACGCAAAGCCTCAGCCGTCTCAATTTACTGATGCCTTTGAGTTTGCAGAGGCATTAGCTGATTGGTCTGCTGAACAAGCATTGGTAAGGCGAGATAGGGAAGATGCTGAACGCAGGGCAGATGCCGAACGGCAGAAAGTAATTTCTAACTGGACGACAAAAGTTGCAGCAGCGAAAGCAGATATTCCCGATTTTGATGACATGGTTGCATCTAGCAGCGTTGCGGTAAGTGACGCAATCCGTGATGCTATCTTGGAAAGTGAAGTAGGCCCACAAATCCTATATCACCTTGCAAAAGATGATGACGTTGCAAAACGTATTACATCTATGTCGCCAAATGCTGCACTACGCGAGATTGGAAAGCTGGAAGCAAGGTTTGAGAAGCAAACTCAAGCGGAGCCGAGTGAAACTGTCGTAAGAACTAAAGCAAAACCGCCGATTAACCCAATTCGCAGCGCGAACAGTTCGATGGAAGCAAGCGTGGACTCAAATGGACAGTTTCACGGTTCTTATCAGGCTTGGAAAGCGCAACGCAAAGCGGGAAAAATTCGGTAAACCTGTTTCTTAATTTTAGGAGTATTCCAAATGGCAAATAACTTGCTAACCATTAGCAAGATCACCAATGAAGCATTGATGGTCTTGGAAAATGAACTGACTTTCACCTCGGAAGTTGACCGTAACTATGACGACCAATTCGCTGTCGTTGGCGCAAAAATCGGTAACACCGTTAACGTCCGTAAACCTGGTCGTTTCATCGGTACTACCGGCCCTGCTTTGAACGTTGAAGACTTCAACGAATCTAGCGTTCCCGTGACTCTGAGCACTCAATTCCACGTTGATACTCAGTTCACCACGCAAGACCTCGCCTTGTCGTTGGATATGTTCTCTAGCCGTGTGCTGAAACCCGCTGTTGCTGCAATCGCTAACAAGATTGACCGTGACGGTATGGTTATGGCCAACTTGAACACCGCCAATATCGTCGGTACTGCTGGTACGCCTCCCACTGGTCTGATTACTTATCTGACCGCTGGTGCTTACCTTGATTCCGAAGGCGCACCTCGTGATGGTCGTCGTGCCGTTATCATTGAGCCGTTCACCTCTGCAACCATCGTTGATTCTTTGAAGGGCCTCTTTGTGCCTCAAGAAGCCATCGGCGAGCAGTATCGCAAAGGCTTGATGGGTCGTGATTCCGCTGGTCTGAACTGGAAACTTGACCAAAACGTGGTGTCTCAAACTTTCGGTAGCTGGTCTGCAAACACCATCGCCGTTAACGTGACTACCGCTACTGGTTTCCTGACCTCTGGCTGGTCGCAGTTCTCGACAATTTCTATGGCTGCTTCGGCTGCTTCCACGCTCAATGCTGGTGACGTGTTCACTATCCCTGGCGTGTATGCTGTCAACCCACAGAATCGTCAGTCTTACGGCAAACTGCGTAACTTCGTTGTTATGTCTACCACTACTGTCGGAACTGGCGCAACCTCGGTAACTGTTAGCCCCGCTATCATCACCGCTGGTCAATTCCAAAACGTAAGCATTACATCTTCCGGTTCTCAGAACATCACGGCGTTTAACAACACCGGCGTGGCTTCTCCCCAGAACATCATGATGCACCGCAATGCGTTTACCTTGGCTGTGGCTGACCTTGAGTTGCCTGATGGCGTCCACTTCGCTGGTCGCGCTTCGGACAAGGAAATTGGTCTGTCTATGCGTGTGGTTCGCCAGTACACCATTAACAACGATTCCATCCCGACTCGTTTGGATGTATTGTACGGTTGGGCGCCTCTCTACCCTGAGTTGGCCTGCCGCATCGCCAGCTAAATTTGAATGGGGCTTTGGCCCCGTTTATTAACTTTTTTAAAGGAAACTTATCATGGCAAATCCAGGCCCAGCAACGACAGTATCGTCGCATCCCCAAGGCATCACCACTACTCAGGCTCTGCGTCTGTTGACTGTGTACAAAGGTGTATCCGTTACCGCAGTTGGCGAAACCGTATTGCCGATCATCAATAGCACCAGCTATTCGGTGAAAGACATCGTTATTACCAACGCCAACAATGCAGGCACATCCATCGACGCTTCGGCAACGGTGTTTACCCTGTATACCGGCCCCGCTGGTGCTGGTACAGGCATCAAGACCACCACTACCTTGACTTCTAATACAAGCGCAAGCGTTGTGAATGATCTGTCGCCCACTACCACCGCAGCACAAACGGCTCAAAACCTGTATTTCCGCGTGACTACTGCTTCTGGCAATGCTGGAACCGTGGACGTGTATGTTTACGGTTTTGACTTTAGCTAAACGCTAAATAATGGAGAAAGCCACTTCTTAACGGGGGTGGCTTTTTTTCATTTACGATTACAATATCTTACCTTTTCAAAGGAAAAATCATGTCAAACTCTCAAGCAATTGGCGTTGCATATCTTGACCAAGATATTATCGACGCTAACTATTCCCTCGTTAATGCAGTTACCGGACAAATAGGTTACACCACCGGCAGCCCTACTATTGCCGTTTCTTCTGTCACTCAGGCGACTAGCAAATCTACGGGCGTAACAATCAACGCAGCAGCGGGTCAAATTGTCACAAGCAATGCGGCACTTGCAGCGGCGGCGGAAGTAGCTTTTGTGGTGACAAATAGCGCAGTTAGTGCATACGACATTCCTGTTATTGCATTAGCCTCGGGTGCTACCACTGCGGGCACTTATTTGCTTTCTATTGCGGCGGTTGCCAATGGTTCATTTACCGTTGTAATTTCCAACGCAAGCGCAGGTTCTTTAAGTGAAGCCTTGACTCTTAATTTCGGCATCATCCACGTTGCCCAAATTTAATCATGGCTAATACGTCTGTCCTACGATTAGCGGGTAAAACAACCGCAATTTCTGTGACAGCATCGTCTACAACAGCTACCATCATTGATGACCAAACGAACGATCAAGTTAACTTTGTATCTTTGTTAAACACCGGCTCCGTTGCCGTTGCGGTCAAATTGGGTGATGCTAACGTGGGTGCTGCTGTGTTGCCGGTAAGTGGTACACCTGGAGACTTTTTGCTTCCAGCGGGAATGACTACTCCGATTGTGTTGGCTTGCCCAACTGTGCCTTTTTATGTTCGCATGATTGGTGCAGCGGCTGGCCCTTCACTTGTTTATGTAACTCCTGTCGGCGACCAAAGCTAATATGACTGACCCTGCCAAAACAGTAGATCAAAATATCCTGCCTGTTCAGGCATTGTTTAATCTTGATAACAGTTTTAACACTTTTATCGGGCAGGGTCAGCCATTTACCGTACCAATTTCGCCCAATCAATCTGGGCTAAACATTACAAACAGCACTATCAATAGCACGACTATTGGTGCAACAACTCCATCTACGGCGGCATTTACCACGGCTACGGGAAGCAATGCCCCTGTGGGCGCTACCGACCTAACAAACAAATATTACGTTGATTCCCTAGCCCTTGGACTTTCGTTCAAAAACCCTGCACTTTGCGCTACTACCGCCAACATTACGCTATCTGGTCTGCAAACCATTGATGGCATTGCTGTAACGGCTGGCGTTCGAGTTTTGGTCAAGAACCAGACTAATACAGCAAATAACGGCATTTATGCGGCGGCTACCGGCACATGGACTCGAACAACTGACGCCGACACATGGGACAAGCTGGTTTCAGCATTCTTGTTTATAGAAAGTGGCACGGCTAACGCTGGAACGGCATGGTATTGCTCTGCTCAACCAGGCGGCACTTTGGGCGTTACTGGAATAAGCTGGAATACTTTTTCTTTTACTTCTTCTTACACCGCTGGAACGGGTCTAACCCTTGCTGGTACGCAATTTAGCATTTCCAATACTGGCGTTACTTCCGCATCTTACGGTACAGCGTCATCCGTTCCAACTTTAGCGATTAACGCTCAAGGTCAAGTAACCAGCGCCAGCAATACGACAATTTCCATTCCCAACACGCAAGTGACAGGATTGGGCACAATGTCCACGCAAAATGCTAACAACGTTGCAATCACTGGCGGCAGCATTACGGGAACGCCTATTAGCGGGTCTACGGTTGGCGGAACTACTATTACCGCTTCCACGCAATTTAGTGGGCCAGGCACGGGTTTAACGGGAACAGCGTCAAGTCTTAGCATTGGGGGCAATGCAGCCACCGCAACTTCGGCAACCACCGCAGGCTCTGCAACCACCGCTACAACGGCTACAAACCTTGCTGCCGGCGTTACTGGCTCGGTTCCATATCAGTCTGCGGCTTCTACCACAGCAATGCTTGGCATCGGTTCTACGGGTCAAGTTTTAACGGTGTCTGCTGGCCTTCCTGCATGGGCAAGCCCCTCTACCCTTGCGGTAACATCTTTCAGCGCAGGAAGCACGGGTTTAACGCCTTCTTCTGCTACTAACGGAGCAGTAACTTTAGCTGGCACGCTTGCAACGTCAAACGGCGGAACGGGGCTAACTTCGTTTACGTCCGGCGGTGCGCTTTACGCTACAAACACTTCTACGCTTACGTCTGGCACTTTGCCGGTGGCATCTGGTGGAACTGGAGTAACAACCAGCACGGGAACTGGCAATGTAGTTTTATCCACGTCTCCCACATTGGTTACTCCCACGCTTGGTACGCCAGCATCCGCAACGCTTACCAATGCCACAGGGTTGCCTTTGACAACTGGCGTAACGGGTGTTTTGCCAATTGCTAACGGTGGAACAAATACAACATCAACCCCAACGGCAGGCGCGGTGGCTTATGGAACGGGCACGGCTTACGAATTTACTTCGGTAGGAACGGCTGGACAAGTGCTTACGTCTCAAGCATCGGGTACGCCCACTTGGACTTCTCCATCTGCGTCCATTGCAATCAGCGACGACACAACAACAAATGCAACTCGATACCCATTATTTGCTGCGGCAACATCAGGTTCGGTATCCACGGAATACACCAGTTCAACCAAATTGCAATACAACCCGTCTACCGGGGCATTGAGCGCAACAAGTTTTGTTGGTTCTGGTTCTTCTTTAACCGGCGTTGGAACAGTGACTAGCGTTGCTACTACTGGCACGGTCAACGGCATAACCCTTACAGGCGGCCCAATTACATCTACAGGCACTGTAACTCTTGGTGGTACGCTTGACCTGTCCAGCCCTCCTGCTATTGGTGGCACAGCGGCTGCTGCTGGTAGCTTCACAACTTTAATCGGTGGTTCTGGTTCTGCCAACTACGAACAGATTACCGGCGGAGCAACAGGAAATGCTGTTCAATTTCAATCGCTTGGAAGTGACGGGAATGTTTCTCTAGCCATTCAACCTAAAGGTACGGGTGCTATTGACCTAGCTGCTGGTTCTAAAGGTGTGAATATCAGCAATGGTGGTACTGTTACTGCAATTACTCGAACAAATGGTGGAACGGGTTATACGGTTGCTCCAACCGTAGTAATTTCTGCACCAACAACTGCTGGAGGAACCCAAGCCACAGCAACTTGTACTGTGACGGCTGGCGTTGTTGATACTGCATTTACCATTACAAATGCTGGTTCGGGTTACGTTGAACAACCAACAATTACATTTACGCCTGTAAGCGGTGGTAGTGGTGCTGCTGCTTATGCTACGGTAGGGTCTAATACAGTTATTCGCAGTTTGGGTGCAAGTACAGGTGTTGTCACAAACCAATCTTTGACTTTTTATACGCCTGCTGGAATTACAAGTGGAAATCCTGCTCTAATTATTCGTGACCCCGCAGCTTCATTTGATTCTTGGTTGCAATACACGCCATCATCTACTCAAACAGTTTTGATTGCTAAAGGCAATACAAACGCAAGTCAGTATATTGGCGCAAACGGTTCAGGTTCAATTAGATTTACAACAAGTGGCGATTCAATTACAGAGCAAATGCGTGTAGCCCACACAGCCTCCGCTGTTAACTATGTACAAGTGACGGGTGGAACTACCGTAACTAAAACAGTAACCGTATCTGCACAAGGTTCAGATACAGACGTTGATTTAGCTTTGGTGCCAAAAGGCGCAGGGCGCGTTACTGTTTCAACTAGCATTAAACCTAAAGTCAGTAGTGCAGCAAACGTAACATCCCCATTAGCTTGGAACAGCACATCTTTTGACGAATACGCCATTACTGCCTTGGCTAATGCTTTGACAATTAACGCTGATGCAAACGCTTCTCCTGCTGACGGTCAAAGAATAATGTTCAGGTTTAAGGACAACGGAACTGCCCGTGCATTGACTTGGACAACAGGTGCAACAAACGCATTCCGTGCTGTTGGCGTTACTTTGCCTACAACTACTGTTGCATCTAAACTTGTATATATCGGCTGTATATACAACTCTGCCGATTCCCGTTGGGATGCAGTAGCTGTGTCGCAGGAGGCGTAATGACTCAAACAGTTACAACCCTTGCCAACGGTGATAAACAAGTTGTTATTACTGGAACTGGAGAAAATTGGGTAATTCCTGCTGACTGGAATGATAACGCTAATAAATTTGAAGTTTATGGTATAGGCGGCAATGGTGCCAACGGAACGGCAACAACAGGTGGTGGCGGCGGTGCTAGTGGAGGCTATCAGTCTGTATCAAATTTTCCATTAAAAAGATATACATTAACTGCAAATTATAATGGAGATGGAAATATTGCAGTACAAAATTCCATTACCACAACTACTAGTGGCGGCACTATTTATCCATTTTCTGTTGTTATTGGAGATGATGGTTCTGGTAATAGTGTTTATTCGGGTGTTCCGTTGGGTTTTTCCGGTGGTAATGCTAGTGGTGTAACTGGTGGAGTTCGTTCTTTTCAGACTTATTCTTCTACTCAATTTGTTTGCACAACAAGTGCAACGGTTGGAGCTACTTATAGCACTCCATTTTCATATGGTTCTTCCGGTGGTACGGCAAGGTCTTCAACTACTGCTGGAGGTGCTGGAGGAGCTGGTGCCGCAGGCCCTAATGGTGCTGGTGGCATTGGTGCTGCTGGAATTACTGCTGCTGCTGGAGGCGGAGGTGGTGGAGGTAATGGTGGAAGTGCTGGAACAGCAGGCTCAAGTAGCACAGGTGGTGCTGGCGGTACTGCTGGTACTGATGCTGGCGCTGGTGGTAAGGGTGGTAACTCCTCTACATCAGGAACTGTTGGTGGCAATGGAACAAACACGGCAACATCTTATGTATTTTCAGGTGGCGGAGGTGGCGGCGCTGGAGATGGACTAACCGTTACTTCTGGTGGCGCTGGTGGTCTTTATGGTGCTGGCGGTGGTGGTGGCGCATCTTCTTTATTATCAACAGGTGGAGCTGGAGCTATTGGAGCAGTTATCATTACTTACACACCTTTGGCAACAACGTCCAAAGGAAATATGTTTTTAATGTTTTAAGGAAAATCATGGCACTTATAAAATCAATTGACACCGACTACGGAATCCCCGCCAGCTACTGGAACATTGGAGCAGTACAAGAAGACTTCAAGGGACAAGGCACAGAAGTAACTTTTTACGGCTATGCCTCGCAAGAAGCCCGTGAAGCTGGCAAACAACCTTTGAGCGCAGGTAAGGTGCAGATTGCTGGCTCCGAGTACGTTGCTGGCGCTGACCGTGCTGCACTGTACGCAATCATCAAGCAAAAGCCCGAGTTTTACGGCGCAACTGACGCATAAGGAAAAATCATGGGTCAATTAACATTTCAAGCAACATTAGGCGGTCAGGTTAACTTGGTTGGCCCAAATACCGCGTCCACGTATAACATTAACGTCCCTGCCACCTCCGGCAACATGGTGACAACTGGCGACACCGGCACGGTTACAGCCACAATGCTTGCGTCCACCACGGGTTCCGGCGCAGTAGTGCTTGCAAGCTCTCCCACGCTAGTAACGCCTGCCTTGGGAACTCCTAGTGCGCTAGTGGGTACAAACATCACTGGCACGGCTGCTGGCCTGTCTATCGGCGGCAATGCGGCTACGGCTACCACGGCGACTAACGTATCCGGTGGAACCGCAAGCGTAACAACCCTGACCGCCTCTAGCACAACTACCCTTTCAGGTGGCACAGCCAACGGCGTTGCATACCTCAATGGCTCCAAGGTGGTCACGACTGGTAGTGCGCTGACGTTTGATGGTACGGGTTTAGCGGTTACGGGAACAACTTCTGCCACACTAAAACTTAATGGTCGCGCATCTGATAACGCATCGTCAGCAAACTTCTACGACAACACCGGAGCAACACGTTACGGGTTTGTTTATTTTGACCCTAGCAATGCACAAATTGCCACATCAAACGCTAACCCTCTTGCGTTCCTGATTAACTCTTCCGAACAAATGCGCCTTACCAGCACAGGGCTTGGTATTGGTACAAGTTCTCCTGCAAGCAAATTACATTTAAGCGTTGCATCAGGCCCTATATTTGAGCAAATTACATCAGGCTCTAACAATGTTTATTTGGGATGGGATTCAACTAATAGTGTTGGTACATTTCAATCAAATACTGCTCTTACTTTTTCAACAGGAGCCTCATTTACAGAGCGGATGCGCCTCGACTCCAGCGGCAACCTTGGTATTGGTACAACTGCTAACGCATCAGCCATCCTAGATGCCCAAAGCACCACCAAGGGCGTTCGGATGCCCAACATGACCACAACCCAAAAGAATGCAATTGCATCGCCTGCTGCTGGTCTGATAGTGTTTGATACTACTCTTGCAAAACTTTGTGTTTATACAGGAGCTGCTTGGCAGACCATTACTTCAACCTAACCCAAAGAAAATATTATGACTACATTCAACTGGCAAATTCCCCAAATGGATCGCCTGACCGCTGACGGCTTTGTTGTCACGGTGCATTACAACGTCACCGCTACCGATGACACCTACAGCGCCAGCACCTACGGCACTGTGAGCTACACGCAAGAGCAAGGCGAGACCTATATTCCCTACGACGACCTGACGGAAGCTATTGTTGTTGGATGGGTGCAGACCGCGCTTGGCAAAGAAACTGTGGAATCCAGCCTGCAAAGCCAGATTGACCTGCAAAAACACCCCGTGCAAGCGGCCGGTGTACCTTGGTAAATGATTTCTTCTTGGACTATTCTTTCAATCCTTGCAGAAGGCGAAGTAATAACGGGCGCAAAATATTACATTAAAGCCACGGACGAAGTTAATATTGTTGAAACCGAAGGAAATTGGACTTTTGACAAATTCACTTGCAACACACCATTTTCCGAAGTCACAGAAGCAATGGTGGTTGATTGGATTAAAGAAGGTGCTACCGTTCACGGTAAAAATGTAATAGAATCACGCCTAGAGGAACAATTGGCGTCTATGAAGGCGAAATCTGTTGCACCTCCGTGGAAACCGCCCGTGTTTACATTGGAGTAAAAAGTGGTACAACCAATTGATATTATTTCTCGCGCATTAAAAGACATAGGCGCACTAGAAGCTGGTGAAACGCCAACGCCAGAGGCAGCGCAAGATGCCTTTGATATGTTCAATGATATGTTAGATCAATGGTCTAACGAATCAATGATGGTTTATTACAAAACCGAAATCATTTTCCCTATTACGCCAGGTCAAACGCAATATACCATTGGCCCAAACGGTCAAATTGGCGCAACTTTTGTTGGATCCATATCAGGAAAAATTCTAACTGTTACTAGCATTACTTCTGGTGCCATTGCTATTGGACAAACTTTATCCGGTACAGGAATTACCGCCGGAACAACTATTGTTGCGTTTAACACGGGTGCAGGTGGAAACGTCAATGAAGCTGGAACCTACACTTTAAGCGTTAGTCAGTCAGTATCAAGCACAACAATTTCTGCTTACTATCAACGCCCGTTAAGCATTACTTCAGCGTTTGTTAGGATTAACACCAATTCCAACGGTACGCCAATTTTGAATGGTGGCCTTGATTACCCTATTTCAATTTTGAACGTAGAAGATTACGAACTAATTGGGCTAAAAACTTTGAATGGCCCTTGGCCTAAAGCGTTGTACTACCAACCTTCGGAAATCTTGGGCAACATCTTTGTTTGGCCTAATCCGGCTCAAGGCGAAATGCACATCTTCACCGACACGCTATTCGCTCGCGCCAATACGTTCTATGACGTGCTAAACCTTCCGCAAGGCTATGTAAACGCCCTTCGCTGGTGCTTGGCTGAACGACTAATGCCAATGTACGGCAAAGCCTCGCAAACGCAGATTCAAATGATTATGAAGTTTGCAGGACAAGCTAAAGCCACGGTTAAGCGCACAAACATGAAACCGCCTCCTGTTGCACGGTACGCTGATGCTCTGCTTGTTGGACGCAGTAAAGATGCTGGTTGGATTTTGAGTGGCGGCTTCCTGAGATAAGGACAATCATGGCAGATTTCGGATTTGTTGGCCCAAGCTATGAAGCGGTCTCGATTTACCAAGAAGCACAAGAGTGCATTAATTTCTTCCCCGAAATTGACCCTCTGAAGCAACCTGGAAGTCGCGGCGTAGTTGCGCTTTATCCGACCCCTGGCCTAACCCTGAAAACCGTTCTTTCCAACGCTCAAGAAGTGCGCGGAATGCGTACCCTTTCAGGCGGTAGCCAAATGGTCGTAGTCTGCGGCCCTTATGTTTATGTCCTTACTTCAAACCTGTCGGCTAGTGTTGTTGGTGTTTTGTCTACCTCTACTGGTCGTGTTGGCATTTCTGACAATGGCATTAACGCTTACATTGTGGATGGCGTCTCTCGCTACACATGGCGCATTAGTAACCCTTCTAACGCTATTTTCACGGGTTCTATCTCTGGTACAACCCTCACCGTTACAGCAGTAAGCAGTGGAACCATTGCGGCTAATCAATCCTTGTCTGGCGTTGGCGTTACGTCAGAAACGGTCATTACGGCGCTTGGCACTGGCACTGGTGGAGTAGGCACATACACGGTTAACCTTTCGCAGACTTTGGCGTCTGGCTCGCTTAATTCGTCTACCGTAGGGGCTAAGTTCACCGCAGCCATTACAGGCACGACAATGACCGTTTCTGCGGTAACTAGCGGCACTATTTACCTTGGTCAAACCGTGCAAGGCACAGGCGTAACGGCTGGAACCATTGTGTCAGCATTCGTTTCTGGAACAGGCGGCATAGGAACCTATACCGTTAGCGCAAGCCAGACCGTTGCATCAGTCACAATGTACGGCTTAAATTTTTCTATTTTGCCAAACAATGACGGTGCGTTTACTGGCGCAAATTCCGTTGACATTGTGGACAACTACTTTGTCTATAACAATCCAGGCACACAACAATGGGGTTCTAGCGACCTTCTTAGCACAATTTCTTCCTCTACTTCTTACGCTTTTAAAGATGGCGCACCTGACAAACTAGTTGCCTTAATTGTTGACCATCGAGAAGTCTATTTGATGGGTGAGGCTTCCTCCGAAGTATGGACTGACGTAGGCTCGGTTCCTTTCCCATTCCAGCGTATCCCTGGCACATCTACTCAGCAAGGCATCGTTGCACAATTTTCTTTAGTTCGCCTTGGCAACTCCTTTGCTTACGTCTCGCGTAATAACCGTGGACAAGGGCAGATCATGCAGATGGAAGGCTACATTCCTAAACGCATTTCTACCCACGCAGTAGAGGCCACGCTTGCAAATCAATACATCAGCGACGCTATTAGCTGGACTTATCAGTTAGAAGGCCATGAAATTTACGTTACGACCTTTCCCACGTTAAACCTTACATGGGCATACGACACCACAACCGAAATGTGGCATAAGTGGCTTTACACCGCCAGCGATGGTACTTACCAGCGCCATCGTGGTAACTGCTGCGCTGTGTTTCAAGGTTTAGTGATGGTGGGCGACTATGAGAACGGCAAGATTTACAGCCTAGACAAACAGAATTACACCGACAACGGGCAAAACATTCGTAGGCTGCGTCGCGCTCCGCACTTGGTGTCTGATTTCCAACGCCAATACTTTGACGAACTTCAGATTCAATTTCAGCCCGGCGTTGGTACAACAGGACTATCTGCGCCAAATGGTGATATTTATATAGGGTTAAATTACATTATTTACCCCAATGCCACTTTTTTAATTGGCCCCAATGAAAATTTTATTATTGGTCAACAAAATAACGTGACCGTAAACTCTACAACAACTTATCCACAAGCAATGCTGCGTTGGTCTAATGATGGCGGCTCTACTTATTCTAATGAACATTGGGTAACTATTGGTCAACTTGGTAAATTTCGCAATCGTGCTATTTGGAGGCGTTTAGGTACTGCGCGTGACCGCATTTTTGAAGTGTCCATTACCGACCCTGTAAACGCTGTAATTATTTCCGCTAACCTTAAAGCAAGTGGAGGGGAAAACTGATGGCTACCTCTGGACTTTCTAATTCGCAGCAGCTAAACCCGTATCCGCAATCGCAATTTTTGGATGGAAACACCAACCGTCCCACACGCGCTTGGCAACAGTTTTTCTTGAACCTGCTGAATTTCAGTAGCGCCACGACTGCTACGGCTGGTTCGGCTACTTTGCCTGCTAATCCCGTGGGTTTTATCAATGTGACTGTGAACGGTAAGGCGTATAAAATCCCTTACTACAATATTTAGGATTTTGTATGCCGCCCAACACACAAATTAATTCATCATTTACGATGGTTCCTATTTATGAACCGATGAGTGACCGACAAAAAGATTACAACGCGCTTCGTGGATTAAGCACTACTCCAAAAATTGTTGGGTATTCAGCAGACCTTGGAAATGGTCAATTTGCAAACTACGATGCCAATAAAAATTTTCTTGGAAATGTATCCGATAACAAAGGTGGATTTGCAACACAATTTCTTCAAAATAACGGCGAAAATCTTTTAAATGCCGGACTTCTTGTTGGTGGCGCAGCATTGTTAGGCGGCGCAAATCTTGGGTCTGATTTTTTATCTAATATATTTGGGGGAAGTTCTACCGCTGCCGATATTGCCGCATCTGACCTTGCTGCATATCCAACCGCAGGAATTGTTGGCTCTATTCCCGAGGCTGCTGGTGTTGCAAACGGAATTGCTGCTACCGGCGCTGCTGCTGGCGCTCTTTCTTCTCCCGTTATCCCTGCTGCCACTACGTTGACCGGCGAACTTGGGGCTTTGGCTCCTGCTGGCACATCTTTGTCTGAAATTGGTGCAACTGCACCTGGTCTAACATCCGCTACGACTTCCGCAGGTTTAACGGCTCCTATCGCTACCGATGCCGCTGGTTTGACAAGTGGTGCGGGAACCCAAGGACTTACCGCTTCTATTAACCCTTCCTTGGCTGCTAATGCGCCATTGGCGGCTAGTGTTCCTGCTGCAACTGGAATGGGTGGCGGGACAGGATTAACTGCAATTTCTAGTATGGGTGCTGCCGCTGGCGCTCCGTTAACTGTTGCAGGCGCTTCTGGACTTACTGTTCCTGCTGCTGGTGGCGGTACTGTTAGCGCAGGTGGCGTAACAAATCCAATTAACAATACAACGGTTTCTTCTGGGGGAATAAATGGCGTGGGCACTACAACTGGAACAATTGATACGACTGGAAGCACGACTCCTAGTTGGGTTAAATCATTGACTGATGCTACCGGATTGACTGGTACTCAACTAGCTGCTTTGCTGCAAGGCGGCATCGGCGCAGTTAATGCTGGCAACATTTCTAGCGCAATTGGTGCAGGTGTGGACGCGCAAGCTGCTGCTAATGCTAAATCGCAAGACATTTTGAAGGGTGTTTACGACACTACAACGGGTTATTACAAGCCGTATCAAACTGCTGGCACAAACGCAATCAATGCTTTAGATGCCCAACAACCTTATTTAACGCACCAATTTGACGCCACAGACTTGCAGAAGGGACTAGCCCCTAACTACGACTTTATGTTGCAGCAAGGGCAAATGGCTAACCAGCGTGCGGCTAACGTAGGCGGCGGTGCATTGTCTGGCAACACCTTGCAAGGCTTGCAAAACTACACGCAGAATTACGCAGGCAATGCGTATCAGAATGCGTTTAACAACTATCAGAACCAGCGCAACAACATCTACAATAGTTTGGCAGGAATTGCTAACATTGGTCAGACCGCAAACACAGGTGCAGCTACCGCTGGCGCAAATTACGGTAAGGGAATAGTTGATCTCAATACTGGATTGGCTGGTGTCCGCGCTGCTGGAATGTTGGGTCAGGCGCAGGCTGGTGCATCGGGCGCAACGGGTGTAGGAAATTCCGTGTTGTTGTCTACGCTGCTTAACCAAATCAACCCAATTAACCCTGTTAAACCATAAGGTGCAAAATGGCTGATTACTTTACTGGCTACGCAAACCCCGTTCCTGCGGGGGCGCAAACCTCAATGGCTGATATG